CGGTATGATACTAAAAATATATCTGAAAGAACATAGGCGCCTGGTTTATTTAAAACACGGCCGTCAAGTGTATCATAAATTGATGGCATAATTAATTATTCTGATAATAAGTTTTCAAATTCTTCTAGTAATACAGGTAAATATCCTGGATTTAATAACTTAATTTGTCTTTTTTGATCTTGTATTCTTTCTTCATATTCTCTATTAGTCACTGCAACAGCTCCTGCTTTATCACTATTTACTTCTATTTTGTGTGAGTAATCTGTTGGTCCATCACCTGATGTTTTACCACTTGATTGTGTAATTTCATAATGATGTATACCATTTGGGTTTGTATATTTTTGATTTAAATAATTTTCAAATTCATATGTGGTCAGCGGCCAACCATAATAACGATCTGTAATATTATTTGTTAATAAAATTACCCAATGATAGTAGGTAGAACCAAAATGTTTAAGTGATGTTATTTCTGGTGATTCTCCTTCAGGCACATCATATAAATCATACAAACTTGCAACATCCATTATTTTTGCTCTTACTTTTACACGTGCCATTAAATTTGTTACAAGTTTTTCATTACCATCACCTTTTAAATCGTAAGTGCCTTTTGGAAAATATGAAAAGTACATTAGAATCCGTCTGTAATAGTTGCTTTTGTCATAATTTCTGTCTCAGCAAATTGTAGTGTCATCTTTGTATAAATTGGAGCAGCGCCTAATTCATCACCTGCAAATGTGCTAAAAACACCATCATCACCATGTTGTAATTCAAGTGATTTTAAAACACATTTACTTATTTTAGGAATATATGTGTTTTGTTTTTCCATGTACATATAAGTTAATTGAAATTGTGACGGCACAACAAAGTCATTACTTTTTCTATCTAGCTCAGGGTGCATATGATACTTTAATAAATTAATTATTTTTTGTGCTGATTGTAATTCACGTCTGTTTCGAGGAGCAAATTCAAATGTATATGAAAATTCTCTCATAGGCACACCTTTAAATACCATTTCTAAATTATTATTAAATGCTCGACCTGTAACTTTTTGTAATGCACCTTTTAAATCGCCGGCGCCAGGTATAAGTGATATTGCCATACTACCAAATTCAGTTAAAAATTTTGAACCTACTTCTTTTAATCTCATTGCAATTTCTGAAGGAGATTTAAAATTAGCACCTAATATATCACCTAACATACCTGTTTCTGTTCCTTCGTGTTGAACATTATATGTTGTTTTTAATCCTGGTGGCGTATATAAAACAATCGTATCTGAAACCTCACTATGCCTACTACCAAAAGAACCACTATTAATACCTGACATTTGTTTTACTTGTCGTCTTTCAGCTGCTGTGCCTGCACCTGCTAAATTTTTTCTAGCGGCAGCCGGTTCAATAGCTAATTTTGTGCCTTTTGTCATAGATGCACCAAAGTTTTGTAATGCGTCTTTTGCTGAAGTGTAAATCGTGGTAGTTCTTATACAATCAATAAACATATAATGACCTGTGCCTAAATTTTGTACATCTTCAGGATAAAACACCACACCGTATTCAAACGGGTTTTGTTTCATATGTGCAACAGGACTTATGTCATTTAATTCTAACGGCGATTTGTTTAATATTTTTGCTGCGGCCGCATTTTGTGCTACGGAGTTTTGTGCCTTACTCATTAAACTACCTACAAGCCCACCAGCAATACCCATAATACCGCCTCCAGTTAAACCTGAAGTTAAGTTACCCATATTTTTTTGAACAATACTTGCGACTTTTCCTAACACGATAAATACCTTTGTTAACTATATTTATATGATATGAGAGGCAGTTATAAAGGTTTATATAGACCATCTTACCCCAAAAAATACGTAGGCGATCCAACAAGAATTGTTTATCGTTCTTTATTGGAAAGACGTATGATGGTTTATTTAGATAAGAATGAAGATATTGAATACTGGAGTTCAGAAGAATTGCCAATTATATATCGTTCGCCAATAGACTATCGAATACACAGATACTTTCCTGATTTTATATTTAAGTTAAAAAAAGGTAAAAAGTTTATGGTAGAAGTTAAACCTTATCGACAATGTTTTCCACCAAAGAAACCTAAAAAACAAAATAGATCATATATGCGTGAACAATTAGAATATATTAAAAACAATGCTAAATGGGAAGCTGCAAAAATCTATTGTAAAGATAATGATTTAGAGTTTAAAATATTTACTGAAAAAGAGTTAGGTGTCGTTTTTTAACATAAATATATTAAATGGCAAGTATTTTAGATAGTCTTAAAAACAAACAAGGTGACACTGTAAAATCAGCCTCATGGTATAGAAATGCTATATCAAATTTAGGCGGTGTATCAGCAAGTAAATTAATGAGAGAAGGAAGACTTACAAGTCGGCCAAATATTGGTCTATTAAATTTGTTTTTTTATGACCCAAAGTATAAAAAAACATTACCATACTATGATACTTTTCCACTTGTATTGCCATTAGAAACAATAAAAGGTGGTTTTAGTGGTTTAAATTTTCACTATTTACCGCCATTAGCAAGAATAAGATTATTAGAACAAATGCAAAGATTTTCTACAAATAACAAAAACAATAAAACGACTCGTTTTGATGTAAGTTATTCACGTGTAAGAAACAATCCATTAGTTCGACCTACAATTAAAAAGTATTTGTTTAGACACGTTAGATCAGGTTTTTTAAGAATAGAATATGATCAAGCGGCAATTGCTTGTTATTTACCAGTTCAACAATTTCAAAAAAGTTCTGCAGCTTCTGTATATGCAGCTTCAAGGAGTTCTATCTAATGGCTATTTTAAGAGGCGGTGTTCGTATTGGTGGTTTTGATATACGATTAGGTTTACCACGTGATCGTTCATTAGACAATGTTGAAAATGATCCACGTTTTAGACAAAAGGCAGGCGGCAATCCAGAAACAACAATTGGCCGTTTTCAAGGTTATGTAAACGAAGCAGAAGGCTTTGCTCGTAAAGCAAGATTTTATGTTGAGTTTAATTTGCCAAGAGGTAGAAGCGGTACAGATACAACAACAAATTCATTATCAGAACCTTCACAAGCACAGTTTGAAGAAGCAATTACTTTTAAAGATCAAGGCACATTAACATCTTTACATAAAGCAAATGGTCGCCGAGTTCAGGCATTTTGTTCAGCAATTACAATGCCAAATCGTTCTATTGAATCAAAAGAAATTCGTACTCACGGCCCTGCTAGAAAAATTGCCTTTGATTATAAATCAGAAGATATAAATGCCACTTTTTATTGTGATAAATTTTTAAGAGAAAGATCATACTTTGAAACTTGGCAATCGGCCGTGTTTAGTACAACTTCACATAACTTTAATTTTTATGATAATTACGTATCAGATATTAATATATTTCAATTAGGTCAATTTGCAAGTCGTAATGAAAGAGATGATGTAACATATGCTGTTAAATTATTTGAGTGTTATCCTAAAACAATAGGGCCTGTTGAATACAGTTATGAAACAAATTCATTACAAACATTTACAGTTACATTTGCATTTAGATACTGGGTAAATTATTTCCTAGATCGTTCAGGTAATATTGAATTAGGCGAAGCAAACTTTAGATCAGTAAACGTTAAGAGTAAATTTGGAGCTTTAGGTGGTCTACTAAATAGATTACCACCAGAATTAAGAAGAGCCGGCGTTGATGTAATCGAAGGCTTGAAAAGAAGAATACCGATTGGTGGTATTACAGGTGGCCGTGTATTTCCGCCTTTCGGAGGTTTACCGCCAATTAACTTATAACAAAGGAGTATATTATGTCTTTACCAAAGGTAGAAGTGCCAACATATGAATTGACCCTACCATCAGAAGATAAAAAAATAAAGTTTAGACCTTTTTTAGTAAAAGAGGAAAAAGTATTATACATTGCATTAGAATCAGGTAACAATAAAGAAATGGTTACAGCTTTAAAAGATATTGTAAACGCTTGTACATTTGATATGTTAAAAGTGGAAAATTTACCTATTTTTGATATAGAGTATATTTTTTTACAAATAAGAGCTAAATCGGTTTCTGAAATTGCAAAATTTAAAACAATATGTCCTGATGACGGCATAACTTATGCAGAAACAGAAGTAGATTTAACAAAGGTCGAAGTTCACGTAACTGATGATCATACAAATAAAATTGTAATTGATGAACAAAGAAATTTAGGTATTGTTTTAAAATACCCTACACTAAAAAATTATGATATTGTAAAAGGTGATATCACAAAACAAAAGATTGATATTGAAAGTATGTTTACGGTTTTAATTGATTGCATTGACCATATATTTGAGGGCGAGAAAATATATCCGGCCAAAGACGCAACCAAAAAAGACTTAAAAGAATTTATTGAAAACTTATCACCACAAGCATTTGATAAAATCAGAAAGTTTTTTGATACAATGCCAAGGTTAGAACAAAAGATTGAAGTTACAAATCCTAAGACAAATAAAGTAAGTACGGTTACTTTATCAGGTATTACAGATTTTTTCGAGTTGGCCTCGCCCATAACACGTTAGAGGCCTACTTTGAAACTAATTTTGCGTTAATGCAACATCATAAATATTCATTAACAGAAATTGAAAATATGATACCTTGGGAGCGTGACATATACGTATCATTAATCGTTAATTATATCAAAGAAGAAAACGAAAGAAGAAGAAGGGAAAGTCAATGAGTTGCGAACATAAAGAAAGTCCTTGGAGAACCAATTGGCGGCCTGCTATGGGTTGGTTGTATCTGACTGTATGTATATGCGATTTTATATTATTTCCTGTGTTATGGAATATGGCACAAACA